TCAGTCATAGTTACCTCTGTTTTCCCGTCTTCACATTCACACGCCCCTTCTTTACCACCACAACCACAGTCGTGGTCGTTTTCCGGCGCATGTAATCCACATTCCTTTTCAATAGTACATTCTTTACAGACGGGTTCCATCGTTTCATTGTCAATGAAACTTACCTCTGTAGGACGAATCTTGGTGGCAAATGTGTCACCCATCACGTCGATATCGTTGGAAAACCAGTCGATACTAACGTGAGTCATGTCCCCGTCCTTGACCTTGTTCATCACTTCTTGACCACGACCATATTTATTAGATACCGTTGCCAGCATCTTGATTGCGGTCTTTCCATTATCCATCTTGACCAACTCAGGATTAGTTGCCATGCCGATTAAATCCTCAGTCGTTCTCTGATGGTCTACATAAATAGGAAGCTCGTTAAAACTTTCTATATTATCTTTTAACATCCCTCCCTCTATATAAACTTTGTGTTGTTCTCCTTCTTCCTCATATTCGTGAGGACCGGATGTAATAGCGATAACAGGAAATGATACGGAATCAACTCCCTCTTCGCTGTTAAATGTCATATCGTCACTCTCGCCTACCGAAAGTGCAAATGACCTACGAATAGGTTCTTTGGATGTTTCCGCAAATTCCCGCTCTACACCATTCTCTTGCGCCCACATGCTACACATGCCAGCTGCAATCTCTTCGGGATTAGCAAAACCCCTTTTATTCAGTGTTGTCTTTACGGACATCATACATTTTTCAAATGTCATTTTCTATCTCCTGTTGCGTTAGCGGAGGGTCTATTACCCCTATTTGGTGCTCTGGCGGATTCTTCCTTCTTATCTTGGTTCTTTCCTCCAGAGATGTTTGCATTCTTAGTTCCGGGTCCCTTTTCAAGTGGACTAGCCTTTACATCTTCAGAAGTTTCCATATCTAATTCGGTAACTCCTTCAGGGTCAAGACCTCTCTCCTCTCTAACTTCACCGGGTGATAGGACTCCTTCTGATAAGTATATCATATCAGTCTTAGCTTTAGTGAATGCATCTTCAACATTAATTTGCCTAAACTTAAATTTAGCTTCGCCTTTTTCTAATTGAGGCATCAGCTGTGCATTGAGTGCTCCTTCTACCAAAGATTGTAGATAGCGCACATAGGGTTCAAAAATAGGTCTAGCCTTTTCAGGGTCTGACCACATTGTCATGGGTACTTTAAGAGCCATATGAATTTTTGCTAATATATCATCAGTATATTTACCATATTCAAAAGCACGTTGTGTACCTTGTAATTCTTTAATTATAATATCGTTTCCGTGAATAATATCTTCACCCGGAGCGAGTGAATTGAATGCGTCCACTATTTCATTTATTTTATCAGGACCATAAGGCATATCAGGTAAACCAGCACTTACATCAAAACGACTAGATGCATATTTATTTAATGCAGCCCCTATATCTCTTTCAGCATAATCCTTTAAATCCACCAGATACAAAATAGGGTGAATATCAGAAAGACCATATGCATAATCGTCGAAAGTATTGTTTTTAAGTTCTATTATCTCACTTTCCTCAAAACGCACATTCTCCTTATCATCTCCCACTTTCTGATAGTAGTATTCTACCTGACCGTGCTCATTTCTCTTTACATACATATTCTGGCTAGACCTTAAGACAAGATTATCTCCTGTCCATTCAAGGTAACCTGTTCCAAAAATACGAGCATTCCTGAGCCACCCATATAGAATATTTTCTATATTGATATCTCTAAACATTTCTTCGACCTCGTCGCGTACATTATCGTCATCTGTTACTATATCAAAGTTATCTTTAACAGCATAAAGACAGGGTAAATCAATGAGAGTGCGTATAATAGGGTCAGAAAGATACACATTCATATAAGTTCTATTCTTCCCTATATGGGGTTCATAGTCCTTAATCTGATTGAATCCACCGAAACCGCGATTAATTTTTAATCGTTTTATTACACCTTCACCGAAACTGCGAGGGTCGTCTTCTTTGTACGAAGGATTGCTACCAATAGTAGCAAAACGTCGTCTAATATTATCTACGAACGACATGGCTTTAAATAACTAATCTTAATGAGTATATAAAGTTTTTGTTAGTTTACTCTTAGGGTTTGCTTATTTAATGATGCTTTTCGCCGTGTAGTGGCAAAAATAGGTCCTGTTCCCGAATATGAAGGTCTTCCAATTCCTGTTGTTCTGTTAATAGGAGTAGATATAATACTTTGACCAAAATTACCTGTCATTGGTAACATACTCAACGTAGCGTGTACAGCCATCGCTGAACTATCGCAATAATCATCGTGTCTTCCACTAGGGGCAGATATCTTCTCTGTTTTATTAGCGATATCCATAGTGTATTCTAAATCTATATGTTCGCGCGTCCACTTATGTAAACACTTAGCCTCCTCCCCTACAAGAAGTTCAGGATTAGGAACTCTTACTCTTCCTTGTTGAATGTATGATACAAAATCCCTATACATTTGAGTCTTAGTACCTTTAGGACCTCCAGTAAAAATGAAAGGAACGAAATGAACTCCAGCATCTATACACGCCAACCGTAAATCGTGCTCAACCGCCCCACCAATCCCAGTACAATCCACAATGAGACGAGAAGCCCCAAGCTTAGTGGTAACATCCATAATACGTTGACGTTGGTATGGAATATCGTGTCCACCAGTTCTGGCATTAATTTCTTCAACGTAAACAAGCCGTGCAATATTTTTATCATCAGACTTTTCAAGGGACCATGCACTAATGACAGTAGAATTAACAGATTTGCCGATGTCAACACCAACATTAATATTGCTTCCTCCCGAGAGTCCATCCCCATCCAGTCTAGTAAGTTCGTAATCATCATAACATCCCTTTATTTTTTCTGGATTAAATACATTCGATACCGACTCTACAAACTCACATTCGTATTCTGTCCTCCAGTAGATAGAATCTTCCCCCCATTCCGTCATCTTATCTAACATTTCTTGTTCACTATAAGGAGCAGCATAAGCATTCCCCTTATTTGTAGCATCTCTCCATGTATAATGTAGTCTTTTGAAAGTATCTGCATACCCATCGTCGTACAAATAACGATACATGTGGTTGTCTTTTGACTTTGGTGTACCTAAATTTATGAAGGGGGCCTTATTTGAAACTATCGATGGTTCTACATTGTCTATAAATATTTTATCGTCGATGAGAGGAGACTCATCAACTACTAAGAATGTAGGGTGTTGCCCTCTAATAGCTTGTCCTTGGTTACTTGGCGCCAACGGAGCCCTTCTCATTATAGTGCCCCCCTTAAGTGTTATGTTGGGCTTATTGTGAAATCGATAATGGTCTACTAAACCATTAAGGAAAGTATTGTCTTTAAAATTTCTATAGACATAATTAAATATAAGAGCTGCTTGGTCTTCTGTAGGAGCTAAGATAAATATTAAATCTCTAAATCGGTTGAAAAACATATAAATTGTAACCGCTACAGAAAGAGCATAAGATTTACCACTACCTCGTGGAGCTAATATAGCTAATTTTGTCTGTTTACCATCATCTCTTTCCATTAAAGATTCTAGTATTATACTTTCTTGTAAGGGTCTTAACTTGAGTGGTCGTTGTTTAGCATCCATAAGATAAGCAGAACAAAATGCTTTTATTAATTTATGCATTTTAGTCTTACTTTGTCTACATTGTTTGAATATATTCTCTAAGTGTCTTGAATCTAATCCGCCTTTACCTGTTAAAAGGCCCTTTAGGTGCTTCTCTTCCTTCATCATCTGTTAAATCCTCCAAAAACGATTCGAACATTTCCGTACTTTTCTCTCCTATAGTAGGAACTTCTATGTTTAACGCTCGGAATTCAGTATGTATGTCACGAACGATTTGATTTCTTTGCTGCAAGAGCTTTGTTCTAGCGTTAACATCCCGAACACATATAAGAATTTCCGACCACAAAAGGTCTTCAAGAGCAAGATTGCGCGCCAGAAGACGGACAAGCTCTTTATGACGACCATATTCAGCTTCTCCGACTCTCTGACGTAATCTTTGCTCGTATTTCTCTACGTTCAAAGTACTTTGCCTTCATCAAGGGCTGCCTTGACTTTAGACTTTACTAATCCAGCGAGCTCATCATCTTTTTCATCCCAAGCTGTAATGAGTACATTACGGATTAAAGAATCTTTAATGTGCTTCTGTGCTGTTTCGTCTAGCTTTTCAAAAGCTTTCATCTGGGCTTTTGTTAGATTTTTGTCTAATAAATCCATTAATTCTGCTTCATTGTTCTTTATATATTTAAAGACTAATGCTTTAACTGCTGGTACGGTATAAGCGACGTATGCGCCTAATCCTAATACTATAGCAACTAATGCCATAAGTAATGGTTCATCCATTATTGTGTCTAACATTCCAGATTCTTCTACAGTATCTAATATTTCAGTGATGTTTCCATCGTTACCTGTATTGTTGGATTCAGGTGCTGTATTATTAGCTGTATTGTTGTTTGTTTCATTCATAT